TCCTTTGTGGGCAGCAGCCATCGGCATCATCTCCTGTTACGCTTCGCTTCATCTGTACCTTTGGCTTTTGCAATCTCTCAGGCGTGAGAGTCAATAACGAAAGGTAGCCAATCCCGATTTTCAAAGGAGTAAGGCGTGGCGCACCGCCTTTCCTGCACTTTGTGCATCTTTTCTATGCTGTTGTCTTGGTAGCTTGTTCCACCGTCCCTGCCATTGTCTGTGGACGAATTGGCTTTTATTTCGCCACCAAAATGACAAGTATTCATATTTGCCTTTTCTTATCCGTTCCACACTCTCATCAGTGAATGAACTCCGATACTGCTGATGTTCATTTTTGTAGCCACAAGCACATCCACCTTTCTGCTTGCCTTAAAGATAGGTATCTGTCTGCCACGATTTCATCATGGAAGAAGTAGCCATCCCATCCTATGATGACAACAGAGATTGCACAATTCATATCACCAGTCTTCTTCTTTTATTATTCCGGAGTAATATTCTGAAGTGGTGTTCTTTCGTACCAAATCATTTTATTTGTTCGACGTGAAGCACTTACCAAATGTAATGCTTATGATTTTTCCTTTGCAAAGTTAGCGCAAGCGGCATTCTGAAAGGGTCGCGCTCCACGCTTAGCCTAAGATTTTTTCAAAAGTTTTTGGGGCAGGTTTGCCTCATTCCAAAATCTTTCAAGCCCGAAGGATGAAATAATCTTGGCTATCCCTTGCATTTACATGCCTTCTCCTTGCTGCTCCTTGTATGCACGTAAAAATTACAAAAGCACTTCGGTGCTTCACTTTTAAGTCGAACAAATAAAATTTAAAGATTATGGTACACACCACTTTTAATTCAGAATATCACTTCGGTAAAAGAAGTTCAAGACAGGTTGAATTGTCAAGCAATCTCTATCAGGTTGTCATCAATGGAGAGGATGGCGAGTATATCGAATATGAAATCGAGGCTGACAGCCATTCTGAGGCAAGCGCCAAGGCGGAAGCACTCGCAGCAGACAGCTTTGTAGACATCAGCTATATCGAAGTCTATCTCATTCACTAATCAGATTGTTTCACTCTTAAAATAAGAAAGTTATGAATACTTCAAATGTCATTTTAGCAGCTAAAGCCAATTCCGGCAAGTCCACAAACAATGTTTGGGTCGTTTACACAAGCGATAACAGCTCAGACAAGATGTATTGCACAAGTGCATACAAGGCTATGCGCCTCGCCTTCCTCCTCAAAAAGAGGTTGGGATTGAACATCTCTGATAATTGCCTCGCACGCCTCTCGCAAGAGATTGCAAAAGCCAAGGGAGCCACAGCTCCCACGGCGCAGGAGGTGCAGAAGCCGGAGCCAGCTCCAGTAGAGGAAAAGCCTAAGAAGAAAAGAGGGCGCAAGCCAAAGGCTGAAAAGGCTGCTTAGGCAGTCTTCCACTTCCGCCCGGCTCGAAGGAGTCGGGCTTTCTTCTGTCGCTGCTGCAAGATCGTAACAAGTCCGCACTTGCCTACACTCCATACTAAAGCCCTTTGTCCTTCGAGCCGTGCAGAGCAACGATGCGGTTGGGTCTTTTCTTATACAGGCAAAGCCTGTTATCTTTGAAAACAAAAAGGTCATGCTGAAAATCAATTATAATCCTTCTCTCTACGTCTTCACTTGCAACATCCCATCGGAGATAGAAATATCTACTGATGCTGCTTCGGTATATGTCACTATCGCATGTGGTCCTGACACTATCTTTGAAACTACGCTTTATCCTTACAACAACATTGCCATGCTCTATGATGCTCGCTCCATCATCGAGGGGCACATGCTGGATAAGCAGCGTGTCTTCGCTAACTTTGTCATCACGGCAGACACAAAGACCGAGGAGACGACCACGCCAGAACGCCATTTCATTTACTCTCGCCTGAGCCTCGCCACAAATGCCATGGGCTTCGTACAGCTGTTCTTCCTCACCACACGTTCAATGTTCACCATTCCACGCAATTCGTTTCAGGTGCTTTGGTCGTTCTACTTGCCAAACACCTCGCTGCAGGGCTACACCGAGTGCCTGGCTCTCTTCGAGGGTGAATCCACTCCGCGCATGGTGCGCATCGAGGATGATAAGGTGGACACAAAGAACACCACCTTAATACGTGACACGTTAAGCCCTATTGGAATAGAAACACGCATCGGCAGCAAGTGCCGACTGCTCCAGTTCACCGTTCATCGTGGCTTTCTTGCCAAGACGTTCTATGTCACTGACCGCACACCGAACCTCACGCTACTCGTGCGCAATGAGTTCAACTGCGATGAATACATACATCTCACTTGCGTCACCAAGAGCAAGCTCGACCTCGACCGTTCCACTGCCACCTCACTCGGTGTTACCACCTTCTATGATGACAAGTCCGCCTACGAGTATGACGTGGAATCCTCGATGCTTACCTTCGAGGAAGCCAAGCACTTCTCCCAGCTCCTCCTTTCTCGCTATGTCAACATCGTTGAGATAGGTGGTGCCCTGGCACCCATCACCATCACTGACATAAACAGTGAAATCTCCGATGCCGACAACGCCACGAACAGCATCAAGTTCAAGTACAAGTACAGTAGCCATCATTTCCCAATCACCATCGACTACGGCAACAACATCTTCGATGATCCTTTCTACCGCACCTTCGATTAATCCACATCGCTATGCAATCAATACACATCACCACCCTCCGCAAAATACTCTCCAGTCCCGAACCCATCGGCATCCGTCTATGGACTCGCAGCGGTGAAATCCAATCCTGGCACCGCTGCATCTCCCTCAAATATGACTTCTACAAAGGCACAAGACGAATGAAGCTGCTGGACTCTAACGAAATCCGGCAGCTTCGTGATGTGTGTATTTTTGAGGTGAATGGGATGGAGGTGTATATGTGATTTCAAACTATTTTATGATAAAGCCTTTGTTTCATTCAAATTATTATTGTATATTTGTCTCTAAATATTTAAGTATTCAACATGAACGATTTTCAAAAATTTGTCGAGAGTATTGAAAAATACATAGAAAATAAATCAACTGATAAGTTGACCACTTTATTTAACCAAATTAAAGGCTTGTCATGTAATGACTTTAGACTTTATTACTTTAAAGCGGCATATTACAATAAAACAGAAGAGCATTTAGCTAAAGCAAAAGAAAACATTGACAAATCATTAGAGTTAGTTGATAGAATAGAAGAAAGCGCACCAGGAGTAGAGAATGGTGTTGGACTATGGTATTCGTATCCGGACGGAAATTCATATTGCTTGCCATTAATATCTATAAAACAACAACTAATTGAAGTTTATTCAACCGCTGGCGAGATTTATGCCAAATTACAAGACTATAAAAATTCACTTTCTGCTTATAAAAAAGTTCAATATTATATATCATTCCTAAAATCTGATTTTGAGAATTGTAAATCTGTGTCATTATTTTCATTCAGGAGGTATGGTAAATACTCTTTGGCAGATCTAAAAGAGAATAAAATAACTGTTTCTCCATCCAAAAATATGAACGACCCATTTGATAGCATCATAAATTTATGGGCAAATGAGGAACATCTGGCACAGAAATGCAAAGATAAAAGTCATGCCAAACCTTATGCTAAATCTTTCGATTATTTTAGAATAAGAAGTTTCTGTTATGGCAATGAAGATGAAGTCGTAAAGAAATCTCTAATGTGGTCACATTATGCTGATGAACATAAAGGATTTTGCATAAAGTATAAATTATCCTCACGTTTCATAAAGCAAGAGGAAAACGAAAAATTTGAACACTCGTATCTAAAAAAGATAAACTATACCGAAAATCCTATAAGCATAGACACTCCAACTATTGACACTACTCTTGCTTTTGCTACAAAAAGTATAGAATGGTCTTATGAGAATGAAGTTCGGCTAATAGATTTTAACCCCAATGAGCCAAATGATTACCTAGGTATTCCATTAGATAAAATGTCATACATTGAAGCAATATACTTTGGTTATAGATGCAAAGATGATATTATAAACGAAGTTATTAGCATTTTCAACAAGAATGAGCATCAGCCTATTTTTTTCAAGATGAAACTTGATACAAGGGATGTTCATCATATGCAAATTGTACAATTATAATCAAGGAGGCTTTTTAGTCTCCTTTTAATATATACAATGTCTTTATCTTAAAAAATAATAAAAAGAATCTTGTCTTTCGTTATTTTACTATTTTTTTGATATATTTGCTTTTATATTTAATAAATTTGAAGCTATGGTAAATCTAAATAGAATTAAAGTGGTTCTTGTTGAGCAAGGCAAATCTGGGAAATGGTTAGCTGAACAGCTTAATAAGTCAACTTGTACGGTGAGCAAATGGTGCACAAATACCGCGCAACCTGATTTGCAAACCCTTGACCAGATTGCAAAAATACTTAAGGTGGATATTAAGACTCTGCTTTACGACACAAGATTCAATGAGAATATATAATATGGAAACTTCTATACAACAATATAAACAGGCTGTTAGTGTCATAAAGGATGCTATATTATACAGTCAGTACAGGGCTGCAAAATTGGTAACTGGTGAACAGTTGTCGCTCTATTTTGGCATCGGTGGATATGTGTCCGCACATTCACGCCAAGAAGCATGGGGTACTTCTGTCATTGACCGTATCAGTGAACAGTTACGTCGTGAACTTCCTGGTCTTCGTGGATTCTCTTCGCAGAATATTCGTAATATGCGTACTTTCTACGAATATTGGATGCAATATTTAATTTGCTCGCCAATGGCGAGCAAATTAAAAATAGCTGTAAATAAAGATGTTATCGATATTGACAATTTCTCTTTGCAAAAATGGTCGCCTATGGCGAGCGAAATCAATCGTGAGGAATTTTTAGGTATCAGTTTTTCACATCACATGGAAATTCTTCATAAGACGAAAGATCTTCATGAAATACTTTTCTACATACATCAGACCGTTCTCCATAAATGGGACAAATATGATTTGCGTGATCGTCTAAAGGAAGGACTATATCAGAAACATGGAGTCGCTGCAAACAATTTCCTACAGACCATGCCGGTTAACGATGCTCGTAAAGCTGTTGGCATGTTCAAGGACGAGTATCTACTCGACTACATTAATATTGAAGAAATGGAAGTTGACAAGCCCGAAGATATTGATGAAAGAGTTATAGAGAAAGCCATTGTCCGTAACATCAAAAAATTTATTATGACTTTCGGACGTGACTTTGCTTACATAGGCAATCAATACCATTTGGAAATATTCGGAGAAGAATTATTTCCTGACTTACTTTTTCTCAATCGAGAATTGAATTGTATGGTTGTAGTGGAGCTTAAAAAAGGGGCATTTAAACCTTCCTATATAGGTCAGTTGCAAACGTACATGAAAGTACTTGATGACAAGGTGCGTAAACCCCATGAAAATCCGACTATTGGTATTCTTCTTTGTAAGAGTGCCAATAAGGCTTTCGTTGAGTATGTTATCCGTGACTACAACCATCCAATGGGTGTCGCTACATATAAGACAGCAGAAGATATGAGCGAGGAGTTGAGAAAGGCTTTGCCTGATATGGACGAGATGCGAAAACTGCTCACAGATGATAGCGATATCTAAAATATCAATAACTACCAAGAGCATACTCTATGTCTGAAAAAAACTCATATAAAATAGACCAAATTGTCAATTCAATTTTTGAAGGTGATTGCATTGAAATAATGAAGCAATTTCCTGATAATTGTATTGATATGATACTCTGTGATTTGCCATATGGCACAACACAAAATAAATGGGATAGTATTATTCCATTGGATGAATTATGGCATGAATACAAGAGAATAATTAAAGAAAACGGTGCAATCGTACTTACATCACAAGGACTATTTACCGCTCAATTGATGCTTAGTAATCCGAAGCAATTTAAGTATAAATGGGTATGGGAAAAATCAAAGCCTACTAATTTTTTGAACGCAAAGAAACAACCACTGAGGAAATACGAAGACGTTTGTGTGTTCTATAAAAAGCAGCCGGTTTACAATCCTCAAATGGTCCAAGGAGAACCTTATGACAAAGGTTTCAGGAAGAACCAATTAAGTGGCAGTTATGGAGATTTTCAACCAGTTCATGTGCATAGCGATGGTAAACGATATCCTACAGATGTAATATATTTCAAAACTGCTGAAAGTGAGGGCGAAGTTATACATCCAACCCAAAAGCCTGTAGAATTGGGACGATATTTCGTAAGAACATATACAAATCCTGGTGCATTGGTATTAGATAACACATTTGGCAGCGGAAGTTTTTTGCTATCCGCATTGTTGGAAGGTCGAAATTTTGTTGGTATAGAAAAAAATAAAGATGTACATTTGTTCAAAGAAAAAGAAATAGATTACATTTTAGCTGCTAAAAGACGTCTTTATACTGGGTGGCAAACATTGGAAGAATCCAAAAGGCAGACTATTAGGCAAATTAATTTAATATTAGACTTTTAATAATGAGTAGTCAAGATATAATAGTCAGAAAGAACGAACGTTCTTGGGCTATAGAAATCATATCTCAGATAAATCGAATTACATCTGAAAATGATTTGGTAATAAAACGTGCAGGAGGAGAGTCTACCATCTCGTATAGTAAGAGTGGTAGAATGTTTCCTGATGTCATTTTATATGAAGACAAAGAGCTTAGTCGCATTCTACAGGGATGGGAACTAAAGATGCCTGATGTGCCTATTACAGATGAAACCTTTGTTAAGGATGCACAACGCAAAGCCAAAGCTTTAGGCTTGACAAGCTGCCTTATATGGAATTTTACATATGCTCAACTCTTTATTTTCAATGAAGCATCAGGTGATTTCGAGCTGAAAAAACAATGGGAAAATCTGAGCATAAAATCTCGTTCAGATGTCGCATTGTACAAGGATAATTGGGAAAAGACCCTTTATGAGGTTATCATATTTGTAAATGAGTTTTTGCTATCGAATGACGTAAAGCACATTTCGATAGGAGAAATCATATCTAATAGTGCCTTAAACATCCTTATCAATGACAATAAATCTATTGTTGCTGATTTCTTGAAGGAGCAATCTGTTGTTGATAGTGTTATAGAAGCAAAAATAAGTATATGGTGGAAAAGTATAAAATCAGAGTATCAATTTGACGAGACAGATCCTTATAAAGCTTATGCTAAGAGTGTTATTCTAAACTGGGCATATAGAATTATCTTTGCACATCTGATAAAGCGGCAGCAGAAAGAAGCGGTACATGTGAATGACATAGACTATGAAACCACACCTAAAGAGGCTAATATTATATTTTCAGAGATTACGAGTAAATGCGATTTCTATAATGTATTCGCAAGCATTGATTTGAATGAATTACTTCCCAACAAGACTTGGGAATCTTTGGTCGATTTATCGCTTTTTCTCAAGGAGAATGGCATCAAATCAATCAACCAGTCCATGCTTCAAAATATACTTGAAAAATGTGTTAATGTTACAAGAAGGGAACTAAACGGACAATTCACTACGCCTAAGACATTAGCACGTATTCTAGCTTCTATAACCATTCATAATTGGACCGAAGATTGTGCAGATCCATGTTGTGGAACTGGAACAATTCCACATGAAATTATAAATCTGAAGAAGTTTAAAATAGGTGTATCAAAAGCTGTAGATACAACATGGGCAAGCGACAAATACAGCCTGCCTCTCCAAATTGCCAATATTAGTATGACATCATGTGAAACTATCAATATGGCTAATCGTATTTTTCAGAGCAACGCTTTGGAATTGAAGCCTGGTGTCACAACTGATATAGTAGATCCTAAAACGGGAATAAAACTTACTTATGGAATACCTTTATTTGGAGCAATATGTTCCAACTTGCCATTCATAGCTTTTGAAAACGTTCCAGTTGAGGATGAGCTTTTGATTAATCAAGAGTTCGACCGTGATTATGTAAACAGGAAGTCGGATTTGTCATATTTTATCGCCCTTCATCTTGCAAATATGCTAAGGGATAAAGGGTATTTAGGTATTATTACGTCAAATGCGTGGCTTGGGACTTCTGCAGGTGCAGCATTCTATTGTAATTTGCTTGAACACTACAACCTGTTGCAAGTTCATGTTAGTGGATCTGGAAGATGGTTTCAAAATGCAGATGTAGTAACGACAATTCTTATTTTGCAAAAAAGAGATTCTTCTGGAAACAGGTTGCCCACAACATTTTGGCTTTGGAAAAAAACTCTGGAAGCTATATCCAATAACTCAGACTATGAACGTACTATCATAGAAAGTTCTTTACTCAATAAATCTTCTGATGAAAGTATAATAAAGTGTTCTGAATATACCAGTGACCAGATTGATCAATTACATAATATGAATATCTCATATAATGCATTGTTTCATGATGTTCTATGGCTCTTGGATATTCGGCAAGTTCTGACTCCTTTAAGAAGTTTGTTCAAGGTTTTTAGAGGTAGCCGAAGGGGATGGGATGCACTATTCTTTCCAAAAGATAAAAATTCAATTGAGTCTAAGTTCTTGCACCCAGCACTTTTTAACGCGAAGAAGTTAGACGATTTGGTGGCTATTCCTGACAGGAAGGCTTTTAGCTGTGGCTTGGATTTAGCAACCTTGGAAACAAATTTCAAGGGTGCATATAAGTGGATTAAGAAATTTGAAAATCAAAAGAATGGTACTGGAAAACCCCTTACAGAGGTTCTTGCAAGACCTAAGGAAAAATGGTATGAAATGAAGCCTAATGAAGTGGCTGAAATATTTACAATGATGAATCCTGATAAGCGAATTTTCTTTGGTAGATTTAATGAGCCTACGTTTATCAACCAAAGATTAATTGGGTTAACATTATTAGATAATTCATCAGATGTAGTGTTGTACCATGCTTTGTTAAATTCTATTTTGATGAAATTCTTTATAGAAGCTGTTGGCTTTGGACGAGGTTTAGGCGTTCTTGATATAAACAAGGACAATGTTGCAAGTTGCTTGATGTTGAACCCTGCATGCTTATCGCAGCATTCAGTTAATACTATAAAACAGTCTTTCATGGTTGTTACTGGGAAACCAATAATGTCAGTGGAAGAAGAATTGAAAGATACGGACTGGATATCATTTAATCATACTGTACTTTCAGCTTTCGATATTGATTCATATTACGATAGTATATGTAATTCATTAAAATCAATGCGAAAGGCAAGAATGACCGCAAAGGATAAATTTGAAGTTAATGAGACTTCAAAAGTTGATAGTATTAAATATGATGTTTCTTTGTCAAAAGAATATTCTATAGCGGCAGAGCCATAAGTAACGAATAGTAGCCATTTTGTTGGTTTACAACATTATGGCTACTCTTTAACTGTTTATTATATTAATTATGAGCACAACATCTAAGGGAGATAGATTCGAATTAAAAACTCAAAAACTATTGACTCAAGTACTTAGAAATGGTCGATTTGAGTTGAAACTGGAAGGAGAATCTGAATTTTGGATTGTCCCTAAAGATTCCGATGTCTTCAATAAGAAAAAATATAAGTATGTGTATGGAAGCAAAGTTATTATAGATGTATCGATTGAATCCCCTGTTGAATCAAAGGTTCCTAATCTTGTTATCGTTGAGTGCAAAGATTTGTCAAGAAAAGTGGACAAAGGAGACATGGGAGAATTTTGCTTAAAGGTACAAGACCTTAATGCAAAAAAAGGTATATTTGTAACCAACAATGGCTTTCAAAAGGGAGCAATCGAAATGGCTAAATACCATAATATTGCCCTTATACGAATTGACGAAAAAAACACCTTAGTATGGGATTTACACCGCATAAGGGGATTTCGTAATATATCATATTTGGATATTACAGAATTGTTAATTTCTGATGTTCCTACAATGCCATCTGTTGTTTTTGATGGGTACATTTATTATACATCTGTTATAGATTATTTCTATTCATTGTTTTATAGCTCGGATTTAAGACTTGACAAAAAAATTCCATTCTATTCAAATGAACAGATACAGAAACAGGTAGATTTGTTTCTTAACGGGAAAAAGTATATAAAAATTAGTAATGAAATTTTAAGATTCCATATAATACGACAAAATATTCTTTTATGTAATGAAACCGTATCACCAGGTTTTCTGGGGCGCTATGATTTTTATAACAACAAAATAAGTATAGCAGAAGACTTGCAAAATGATGAACACAGATACCGTTTTACACTGGCTCATGAAATAGGACATGCCGTCTTGCACCGTAAACTCTTAAAAGGATTAATAGCCTCTGCGGATGATGACGATGTATTGTCTTTAAAAGACTGCTCTAAATGGGAAAGGAGACTCGAAATTCAGGCTAATTTATTTGCCTCTTACCTTTTAGTTCCAAAAACCCCATTATATAACCTCTATATGGAGGTTAAGCGAAAACTAAATATTAATGATTATGTTCCTTTATATTTAGATGAACAGCCATGCAACATAGAAGATTGTTATAAAATGTTTTATGTATTATCTAAAATATTCAATGTTTCAAAAGAGGTAATAAAATATCGCCTGAAGAATGAGAAACTCTTGCTAACTCCAGAATAAGAAATTATCTATCTCTCTAAAAATAATAGATGTCTTTTACTTCATACTAAATCGCTCATATCTTTGCCCTAAAAAAGCAAGATATGAGCGATTTTTCATTTATTCCACCAACATCCGTTGTCACCATCCCTGGTGCCCACGTCTCCGCAGCCTTCACCGCCAAGACATCCGAAGTCTTCAAGGAAGAGCATAACATCGCACCAATCATCATCAACGACAAGATGAGGTACATCCCATGGGGAGGTGACAATCAGATGCCTTACAACATCATTGATCTCATCGAGTCTGACGAGACAATGAGCACTTGCCAGATGTTCAATGCTGAAGTCTGCTATGGCAGCGGACTTGTCTATGACACGGAGCTTGCCACCGCACAAGTGCAAGCGCAAGTGGATGACTTCATGCTAGACAACGACCTCGCAAGTTACTTCCTCGGAGTGTGTCAGGACTTCAAGCACTTCGGCTTTTGCGTCAGCGTGATTATCCTCAATGAGGATGCCAGTCGCATTGTCCGAATCGTCCGCAAACAGGCGTGTTACGTCCGCTTTGCTCCTGCCGACAAGTCCGGCGTGATACCTTACATCCTCTATGCCAACTGGCGTAATACGGTCAGTCCGGAGGACATCGAGCGTATCGAACTTCTTAATCCACAGTCGCAATTCACCGACCTTCATAACAGAGGGAAAAAAATCAAGAAGTTCGCTGTAGTCAGCCGTATTCCTACGCCCGACAATACGTATTATCCAATACCATACTATGCAGCTCTTTTCAAAGGCAAATGGTTCAATATCAAACAGCTCATCGGCATTGCTAAGGAAGCGAAGCTCCGAAACTCGGCTCCCATAAAGTACCACATCGAGATTGCCAACTCGTTTTGGAACAACATCTTCAAAGTCGAGGGCATAACTGACCGTGTCAAGCAGCAGGAACGTGTCAACGAGGAGAAGGACAACATCATCAACTTCCTCACTGGCATGGAGAACAGCGGAAAGGTGCTCTTCTCCACATTCTATGTTTCACCTAACGGTGAGGAGCAACACGACGTGGTCATCAACAAGATCGAGACGGACAAAGAAGGTGGCGACTGGGCGACGGACATCGTCGAAGCCATCAACATGATGTGCTTCACCATGCGAGTACACTCTAATCTCGTAGGCTCGGTGCCAGGCAAGTCGCAGACCAACAACTCAGGCAGCGACAAGCGAGAACTTTACACCATCGCCCAGGCTCTACAGAAGCCTTACCACGACCTTCTCTTCTCCGTTCACCGACTGATCATCCGCTTCAACAAGTGGACTGCGGTCAAGCCGGACTGCCCATTCATCCAGCTCACCACGCTCGATGAAAATAAGGACGCAAAGCAAGTTTCACTCAATAAATCCAAAGACAATGGCAATGCTGATAAATGACAACGATACCCTAAGAAAGTATGTTCCCAACACGCTTAAAACGGTAGCTGGTGAACTATCTCTTTTTGACAAGATACAGTATCACCTATTACAGGCGGAGCAATGGCTTACCGACACTTTCGTTTCGTCCGACACAATGAGTCGCATCCGCACATACTCTGACAACACACCGCTCCTGCATTACTGCCGTATCATCACGGCTGCAGAGGCAATGCGCCACGCAGTACCACAGCTTGACCTCATCCTTACGCCTAATGGCTTTGGCATCGTCAGCAACCAGAATGTGATACCGGCATCTAAGGAGCGCATCGAGAGACTTCTTCTTTCTCTCGAAAAACAGCGCGACGATGCGCTTGCCGTTATCCTCACCATACTTCCGGATGCTCACCATTGGACTGCATCGGAGCTGTTCAATTACTTCGCTGCCACGATGTTCCCTACACTTGACATCGTTCACCAGCTGGGCTTCGCTGACCATATCTGGCTGCGATACCAGGACACTCGTGCCAAGTTACTCGCCATTGAGCACCGCCTCGAAACGGAGTTTTTCAGTCCGGAACTCATGGACATGCTTCGCACGGCCAACGCTCTCAACAGATGGGATATGACTCTCGACACCGCTCAATACAAGCGGATGTATCAGCGCATCTCTGCCATCGAGTTCTCCATCCTCCGCATCGGTGAATACCCGATACCAAGCATAATCGACATTGTGAACAGCATACGTTTAGCCAAGGGTAACGTGTTCGCAGAATGGAAAAACTCCGACACCGCCAAACTCTTTGAAGACCATGGATATAAAAATAAAAAAGGAGCAAGTGGGTATTTCTTCTGAAAAAGTTGCATTTTCCAGGCAACATTTAAAGGGGTTGTGCGTTTTATAATTAAAACCATTAAATATATAACAAATGAAAAAGAGACTATTTGCAACCATGTTGCTTTTTACTTGCATCTTGTCTTTAGCTTCATGCAGCAAAGACGATGGTGATTGGGATGCCATGAAATGGGAAAAGAACAATTATGAAGTAGCGCTAACACCAAGTTTTGGCAAGGCTATTGGCGTGCCAAAGTCTGGCGGTACATATACTTTCAAATGCAAGAATTACAAGAATTTTTGGATTGAATACGTTAATGAGTCGGTGGGTGATAAAACTAAAACCATTATAAACGTTCCTGCGTATGATGACAAACTTTATTCCGAAGTTAAAGGCAACTTTACATCTTCAAAGGTGGAAGGAAATACGCTCACTGTTACATTTGCTCCCAACGAAACACAGAATGGACGTTATGTTCGTGTAAACGTTTCTGCAGGTGATATTTTTGATAAAATCATGTTTGTGCAGAAACCAGAATAAACAATTTGTCTTTTCCCCCATACAAATGCTTCCGTACTTTCGCAGTATGGAAGCATTTTTCAATTTATCCCTACCCACTGATTGGCAGTCATTATCTGACAGCCAATTCCAATATTTCTTCACGCAGCTCTCACACGATCTGCCAATGGAAGAAATACTCACTCTCTGTCTGTTCAAATGGGCAGACCTAAGAGTGTTGTGCAAGACGCATGACGGCAGCTATCTCGTAAAGCACCGCCAAGCGTCCAAGCAGGAGGCTACGCTCACCATCAGACAAATGCAAGCAGCCACGGCTTCATTGGACTTCTTACGACAATTCGCACCATTGCCGGTTCGCATCACAAAAATCGGAAGAGCCAAAGCCGTCGAAGCCGACTTCCAAGGCGTGCCGTTCTCGACATTCATATCTGCCGACAACTACTATCAGGGCTTTCTCCACACCAAGAACGATGCCTTATTGAAAGACCTCGCCACGCTTCTGTACCCAATGGTCAAGTCGCGTCACCTAACAACACCGCTTTTGCTCAACGCCTTCTATTGGTTTTCGTCGCAGAAGCATTACTTCGCCCGACTGTTTCCGCACTTCCTGCAGCCGATGTCCAGTTCTTCTGAAGACCTCCTGGGCTACGCACCGCCCATCGGCGATGTGCTACGGACTGCCATGAATGCACAGATCCGTGCGCTTACCGGAGGTGACATCACTAAAGAGGAAGCGGTGCTCTCTATGGACACATGGCGAGCACTCACAGAACTCGATGCCAAAGCGAAAGAAGTTGAAGACATCAAACGACAAACGAAATGACAGACAAGAACATCAATTGGGATGCCACAGCCTTCTTCGCATCCCTCACAGAAACAAACAAGTTCGCCAAGGCCCATGACTTTGTATTCGCAAAGATCAGCGGACTTGATGGCTTCGAGGAAGCCTTGCAGCAGCTGCAATCCGCCACGGCTATCATCGCTGTCAGCGACATAAGCCAGGGCTATATCGAGGTGAACAATAGTCCGCACACTCGAAGAGTGAAGACGGTCTTCCTCGCTATGCGCCACGCCATCGACGACATGGCTGCACGCCAGCTGTGCATGGACACCATGCGCGAGCTGTTCCGGCAGTTTATGAGCAAGCTAATCCTCGAAAAGACGAAGCAGGAGCAGCATAATATCTATCTCGACTCTCGCATTTCCTTTCAGGAAATCGACCAATACTTCTTCTCTGGCTGTGCCTGTGCTTTCTTTCAAATCGCCGTTGACACTTATACCGATTTACGTTATGACCCATCTGAATGGCAATGACCCACAACTGCAAGAACGTGAGAAGTTCGTTCTTGCCTTCAACGACACGATGCTCAAAATATGGCGTGAGCAAATGACTCTCCTCGGTGTAATCGACACCGGACGTTTGCTCCATAGTCCCAAGTCACTCCCTGTCCGTGCGGATGGTCGTTTCATTGAGTTAGGACTAAGCCAGTCCTTCCTCGAATATGGCCTTTGGCAGAACTTCGGTACGGGTAAAGAGATTCCTCGTGGAAACAAGGGCGACATCGGCCGTGAACGCAAGCGCAAAAAGAAACCTTGGTTCAGCCGTAAGTACTACGCTTCCGTCATGAACCTCCGTGACTTCCTCTCCGACAACATCGCTCATGAGTTCGTCGGTGTCGTCGCCCAGGCTCTTGACGACAAGTATGTGCGCTATAATCACTAACAATGTCTTTTCTCCATCTAAAAGTCAGCCATACCTTTGCTAAAAACAAGCAAAAGTATGGCTGACATTTCATCTATCACATCTCTCATTACCTCATTTCGCAGCGAGACGCGCGAAGAGGCTATAACGCCCGAAGTTCTGGGCGCATTGTTGCAGAAAATCGCTGACCTTTTGGGAAAAGCTGCTCTGCAGACGGACATGAGTCGCCTTGATAATTGGCGCTCGGCTCTTGGACGCATCGGCTATGTGCTGACATCACTCACCATCGGTTCGGATGACCGCAATAACGTGTATTTCACATTGGGAAAGGCGAACCTCTCTACTGGAATCAATCAAATTGCAAACAATTCCATTCTCATCCGCCAAGCCACTACCGAGCGTGCCGGTGTCATGCGTGCGCAGCAGGTGCAGGACTTGAACAAGTGCAAGTCCGAGCTGTCTTCATGCATTGCTTCTATGAATAAGGTGCAGGAGGCTCTTGTGAATTTTCAAAAGGCTACTCAGAGTCTGAGCCTGCGCATTTCAAAGAACAACATTGAAATCGGAAACAACGCTGAAAGCATACAAGTTCTTCAATCTGACCTCAAATCAGTTGCGTCGCAGATAAAATCGTTGCAGACTGACATTCAGAAGTTTGCCACGATGAAGCAAGCTACGCAGATGCACATTGAATGTATCATCACTGACAGTACTCTTGTGATACAGGATGCCTACCGTTATATCCGGCAAGGGCTTACACCGGTCATTTTCCGACACTCGGTGCGTACAAGTCGCAAGCAGGAGGATGAAAACGGTGTGCGTGAGTATCTTCCACGGCGACGTGGCTGGAACCGCTTTTATGACGACCGAAAGATTAGTGTGAATAATGGCGACGAGATTTCTTTCCGTCTGGATAAGGAGGGCGACCCGAACAGAGGCAAGTTTTTTACTGAACCTGGTGTGTTGTTCGGTGACTGCCGTGCTATCATCGACCCCGAAACGCAACAGCTTTTGGAAGTCCGCATTTACTTTGGCAAACGCTCCTATAACATTCTTGGCATCAACCGACATTTCCGCTTCGCCATCGGATTTTACAAGAAGTCTAAAGATTATGGTCCGTTCCAGTTCGGTGAACTCCGAACTAACCTCGCTGAGTTCAAGGTTATCGCAAGGGCTGATACATTAGATAGTAGCAACAATTACGAACTCACCTTCATTTTCAGTATGTAAACGAAAAGAGCCATGGGTTCTCCGCAAGGAGGCCACCACAGCTCGGATGCAAAATGGTGTTCGCGACACCACGCTGCCAAAGAGCAATGGTTCAATCGACCACAACTCAATCGCAAAGATAACCACATCATATTAACTCTCAAAAGACAATTCATTATGACAAAAGAAACTAAGGAAAACGTGCAGATTGTATCTGCCATAGCTATGCTCATCGGAGGATTCCTCCTCGCTGTCGCAGGATTCATCGTACCGCCCACCGGACAAATACACGAGTCTGTCCTGGGTGTATTCGCAGAGTGTCTAATCTACGCCGGGTCTATCTTCGGTGTCACTATCTACATACAGACTAAGTATGCAGAACTACGCTCGTACCTCGACGACAAGCTGAAACGGAAGGAGGAGAAGGATGCGCAAGATTGACCTCATCATCGTCCATTGTTCTGCCACGCCTGAAGGCAAGGACTTCACCACGGCAGACATCGACCGCTGGCACCGGCAGCGAGGCTTTGCATCCATCGGATATCACTTCGTCATCTACCGCGACGGCTCTGTGCATCATGGCAGACCGCTCGCACAAGTGGGAGCGCACTGCCAAGGGCACAACGCCCATTCCATAGGCATCTGCTATATCGGTGGTTTGACCGCCGACGGCAAACACCCGAAGGACTCTCGCACGGAGGAGCAGAAATCCGCATTGGTGGCACTTCTTCGCAAGCTCCGGGTGCAGTTCCCCAATGCCAAAATACGAGGACATCGCGACTTCGCTGCCAAAGCGTGCCCATCATTCGATGCCACGGCAGAGTATGCAAACATCTAAACCATACGATATGAAACATATCCTAATCCTTATTCTTTGTGCTTTTGTACTGGCGTGCAAGAGCACAAAGACAGCATCATCATCCAATGAAAGTGAGCGAAACGCCGTTTCGCAAGCTCAATGGCGATCCGCTCAGAATCTTTCATTCAGTTTTCTACAGAGGCTTACCGCCCTTTCATTCGATAGCTGCGTCTTCACATTCGGGGGTGTCGACACGTCGGCAACCCCTCAATGTTCCGACCTCAGCTATCCATCGGGCAAGCCCCTGTCCAATGATAAGGCAAAGCCTCCATCTTACCACGGCAAGCCGTCCTCTCTCAGGCTCTACGGACTTCACCTTTCCCAAGAGGAAAAGGAGGAGTCCGCAGCTGCACAGCAGGTGGAAGACAGCATCGCAATAGCGAAGCAGTCTTCATCCGACAAGTCGCAGGAAATCATCAAGTCAAGGTCTTCAGTTCCCTTCACGGCAAAGCTCGCTATTGCCGTCCTGATGATGATAACGGCAGTAGCCGTCATTTTCTTTATCCGTCGCTATCTCGCCGGCAGACGACGACACTTCGGTCACAGGCTCCCGAATTCATTGCATGGCAGCTCCGGCGGTGCATTGTTCGGTGGCGAGGACAAGCCATTGCATGGCTAAGTGAAATTGTGGGGTGTTCCATTGCGTTCCGTCGCTTTGGGCTTCTGTTGCAAAATAAGTATGCCACTTCCCTGATCCGTACCATGTCTCTTTTTCTCGGATGTGAGGAGGACAAATCGCCTAAAATCGAATAGTCCTCCATACATTCGAGAAAAGTGCAAGCACACGAGTCACGGTACGGGGTAAGCAACATACACATTTCTCCACGGCAGCCCAAAGCCCCTCCACTTCATTACACGCCCCACAATTTCACGGCTGCGCCAGTCATCGCCACCGAACAATGCACCATCTACGCACATGATTGACGCATCACCCAGCCAAGCAACGCTTGCAGCGAGCTTGTCTGACCTCCTCGTCAATCATCAACACGCAAGCGTCATCCGTCTTCCACGTCATTTCATTCCGTCATTCTTCTCCACATCTGCGATGTCATTCTGTTTTTTTGTACATCGAAGATGTCTATCTATCATCATCAAAGGTGAAAAGTGTTGCACACCCTTCACCTTTCTTAATAGGTACGGACACACGCTCCATTGCATTGCGCATAAGTCCGTGCAGCTTCGCTCTATTGTTTATCATTTCGCTGCGCTCAATCTTCTCTTCTTCAGCCGAAAGGCAGTGGCTCTCCACTCCCGTAGCCGTCCGTTATGTGCCACATCCTTTCGTCCACTGTTGCGAAAGGATATTGCGCTACATTCCATTACGTTATCATTCCGGAGTTTCTCTATGACTCTGCGAGCCATGGAGAAGTCCTACATTACCACTTCATTACATTCCACTTCATATCCATTCGCTTCGGGTAAGGCAGAGCCTTCTGTTTCCTATAAGGCGATGCCTTCATGGTTTGGTAAAGCTATGCTTTCTATTGTCTGTCAATGCGAGAAAGCCGTCTGACTTATGGCAATCAAGATTGCTATAAGTCTGACAGCACTCTCGCTTATTCAAATAGGTATGGCAGATGTATGGGATAAAAAGGTAGTGCGCCTAATGTCGGGCAAGACCGACAGGCGCATTACCTTTTTATCCCTCACCACTGCCGCATTACCGCCCGATGGGTCGGGCGTGGCGTGGTGGCTCGCTTGGGTAGTGGGCGGTGGTTCAGTAGCACGAAAGAGCGCAGTATGAAGCCGAAACCCTCGCTTTTTCTCACATATATTGCAACATCCGCAAGCCATTGATGCCCATCCGATACCAAATAGCCTTTCGTGGTACGGCAAGACCCTCGGTTTGCTCGGCTTGGAGGCATAAAGTGCCGAAAAAGAGCGTTTGGCGCATCCGAAACTCGGTGCTTTGCCGAAACCTTTTGATTGTTTCAGCCTTATTTGCTCATTCCGAAACCCTCGCTTTTCGTGGAACTTGGAGGGTTTGTGCATCAGCGTGAAACCTCGGCTCGCTTTCGTCATCAGCGAAACTTGCAAGCCTTTTTCGTCACTTTCTGCCTTTTCGCCTTTTAGCGCAACTAAGGCGGTTTTGCGTGTGTGAGAAACTAAATATTAACATTTGTTTACATATTCCGCAAAGGTCGGGCGGTCGTAGCCGTCAGCAAGGACAGGGCGGTCGGGGGGTCTTTATCAAGACGGGTTAAGGGAAAATCCCTTAACAATCCCTTAACGGCTTGATACACAAGCCTTTCGTTTTTCTACCGCTTAATTTTCGTCGGTTTTTGTCGGCGCCAGCGTGCCTAAATCGGGCGAAACTGCCTTATTTCTCGTCTTTTGAGTGGTGTTTGAGCGGTGTTATTTTTGCGTATCATTAAACCAATAAAATTGAAAGACGTATGTCGAATATAAACACCAATGCGACCGTTACGCTCACTGTAAACGGAAAACAGGCGGAAGATATGCTCCTGAAACTGAAATCTCAGGCTGCAAACCTCGAAAAAGCCATTGAGAAAGCGGCTGCAGCAGGAAACAAACAGCAGCTCACGAAGCTAAAGCGTGAACTGAAGGAAACTAATCGCCAAATCTCACAGATTGAAAATGCAGCAAAAGGGGTCGAGCATGTTCTGCAACGACTCGATGAAGCTTCGCCAAAGGAACTGAACCGCACATTGTCACAGCTGAAGCGTAACCTTAATGGGCTTGAACGGGGAAGCGAAGAGTGGAACAGACAATGTGAGGCTATCAAGCGTGTAAAGGCGGAGATTGCCAAAGTGAACTCGCAGTTGCGAGAGAATGAGAGCCTGTGGGAACGGATGAACCGAAAACTGAACGACTGGCAGACAGCTCTTGCCGGCATTGCTGCTGCCATCACGGGTATCATCATGGCAGGACGCTCTGCGGTGAACGCTTTTGCGGACATGGACCAGGAGATGGCGAATGTGCGCAAGTTTACCGGAATGAACGCTTCGGAGGTGGAGCAGCTGAATGAGGACTTCCAGAAGATTGACACCAGAACGGGGCGTGAGGAATTGAATAAGTTGGCGCAGGAGGCGGGTCGATTGGGCAAAACTTCGCAGGAGGATGTCTTGGGCTTCGTGAAAGCTACCGACCAAATCAATGTGGCTTTGGACGACCTCGGTGATGGGGCTACGCTGACTCTTTCAAAATTGACAAACATCTTCGGTGACGAGGAACGCCTCGGCACGGAGAAGGCTCTGCTTGCCGTGGGTTCTGTGATTAATGAGTTGTCGCAGAACTGCACGGCTTCGGCTCCTTATCTCGCAAACTTTACACAGCGCATGGCTGGCGTGGGTGCCCAGGCGAAGATGACTATCCCGGAAATCATGGGCTTCGCTGCGGTGCTGAGTACTAACGAGGGACTTCTTATGTTGCTGGATCGTCTTCACGAATTGGGCAACATCGACGTACTGGCTCCAGTCTTCAAGGATATGGGTGAGAATGGTGCTCGAGCTGCGCAGGTGATTTCAGCTCTTGCTGGCAACCTCGATATGGTGCGTTGGGAGCAGGAGGAAGCTACTAAGGCGTTTGCGGAGGGTACATCGGTCACAAATGAGTTTAATGTGCAGAACACGACGGTGCAGGCAGGACTTGACAAGGCTCGCAAGGGTGTGACGGAGATGGCGGTGGCACTCGGTGAGCAGCTGCAGCCGATAATGAAGAATGTCATCTCTTCCACCACTTTGTTGTTGAAGTTCATGTCTACTTCTATCACGTTCATAAAGGAGAACGCTTTTACTTTGGCTTCGCTGACTGCTGCTTTCATTGCCTATAAGATTGCGGTGAACGCTTCAAACATTGCCTTCAAGGCGCATTATGCGTGGCTTGTTATCTGCAAGACGGCAACGGCTGCGTACAAAACTACGGTGGCTACCTTACATGCTGCGCACTTACTTCTGCAGATGGGGCTCGCAAAACTGCAGGGCAACTGGGTACGTCAGTCATGGCTGATGTCGGACCTCAAAAAGCAGGGTGCTCTGCTCGCATCGGGCTATGGTGCGATAGCTGCCGGAGCCATTGCTCTCGGTGCGGTTCTGTATAAGCTGTACAAGAAGATGACGGAGGTATCGCAAGCAGAGAAGGATTTGCAGGAGATACGCAAGCGTGGGCAGGAGGGCATCATCGATGAGAAGAATAAGATTGATGCGCTTATTGCGGTGGCTCGCGATGAAACGCAGTCGCTGAAGGACAGACACACGGCGATTGATGCGCTCAACAAGATTATCCCGAACTATAATGCCCAGTTGGATGATACCACGGGCAAGTATAAGGAGAACAAGAAGGCTCTTGATGATTACTTGAAGTCGTTGACTCGCAAGTATGAGATTGAGGGTGCTAAGGATAAGTTGCGTGATATCGGAAAGCAGCGTGTCGACCTTAATCTGGAAAAGCAGAGGCAGGAGCGTGTCGTTGCCATGGATGAGATGGAGGCAAGGACGGAAACGGTTATGCCGGGTCAGGAGGGAAAGGTGGTGCAGTTGGGTGTCAACTCGTTGCGTGCCTCGAACAGACGTGCACTTGCCAAAACAAAGGAGGACCTGGCGGAACTCGACCAGCGTGAGGCGAACATCTTAGGCATATATGGCGAAGACATCAAGAAGGAGGCACTCAATGAAGCGAAGAAAGAACAGAAGCAGGAACAGCAGACGCAGAACCCTCCATACACGCCTCCTAAGACGGACAAGAAGACGAAGACAGAGGATGTGCTGAAACCGCAGAAGGACTGGAAGACCAGGGAGCAGGCTCTCAACCGCATTGCGTATGCCAAAGGTGAGAAGGACTTCGAGGAGTACACGAACCGCATGACGGAGATTGATATGGAGTACAATCAAAAGGTTATGGCTAATGGCAAAGCTACGAGTGAACAGAAACTGGAAGCGGAAGCAGCATACTATGAGGCAAAGAAAAAACTCACTGATGACAAGAACACGCAATCGGCGAAGCAGGAGAACGACTACTATAATGAGTTGGTTGCCACGGAGAAGCAGCGGTACATTGATGGAAAGGTAGACCAAAAGACGTTTGATGATGCGCTTGAACTCATGGAGTTGGAGCATCTGCGCCGTTTGACAAAGGTCTACACGGATGGTTCTAAGGAACAGCTGCAAGCGCAGAAGAATTATCAGAATAAGCTCGTTGAAAACCAAAAGCGTAATCAGAAGACCATAGAGGACAACGAGAAGAAGCACCAGAAAGAGCTTGCCAAAATCAAAGAGGACTACTTCGGGGATAACAAGTCGGAGAAGAAGGAGAAGTATGATAAGGACTCTTCCGCTTTGGATGAAGTATATGCCCAAGAGATAAAAGCTGCTGGTGACGATGCAAAAGAGAAGTTGCGCATCGAGGAAGCGTATCAAAAGGCAAAGGTGGCACTGGCTAAGAAGTACGGCCAAGAGTATAACGACACGAGTAAGAACTTCCTCGAAAACATGACGGAGGACATCACGGAGTGGCTGAACTCGGACCTCGGACAGGCGGTACAGGGTTCTTTTGACACGCTGACATCGGGCATGTCGTCGATATTTTCGGGCATGACCTCGCTCATTCAAGCGGAACTGGAAATACAGACTGCTGCCATCGAGAAGCGGTATGACAAGGAGATATCGCAAGCGGAGGGCAACAACTACAAGGTGAAGAAGCTCGAGGAGCAGAAGCAGAAGGAGCTGGCAAAGAAAAAGAACGAGGCAAACAAAAAGATGTTTGCCATGCAGGTCATTCAAGCGGTGGCGCAGACGGCACAGAACGCCATATCGGCGTATGGCTCGGCAGCGGCAATTCCGCTTGTGGGTTATATCCTGGCACCAGTGGCTGCTGCAATGGCGGTGGCTGCAGGAGCTATTCAGATTGCTGCAATAAAAAAGCAACAGCAAGCGAGTGAAAGCCAGGGCTATGCCAAGGGTGGCTTCACTCCGAAAGGAGGTAAATATGAGGAGGTGGGCGTGGTTCATGCCGGGGAATGGGTGGCTTCGCAGGAGATGCTTGCCAACCCGGTTGCGCGTCCCATCATCAACGCCCTGGACTATGCGCAGCGGACTAACACGATCGGATCCTTACGAGCCGATGATGTGAGCCGGACTATTGCGCCTGTTGCATATAGCACGCCACAACAGCAACAGCCTATCATCGTGCAGCAGCAGCCGGACGGACTGGCTACGGCTGCAATCGTGCAGAACACAAAGGCTATGCAGAGTTATGCTGATACGATGAAGCAGCTGCAACAGAGGTTGAACGAACCGTTTGTCACGGTGAACACGGTCACGGGGGACACTGGCATCAAGCAAGCGCAGGACGAATACCAAATACTAATGAGGAATAAAGCACCAAAGAGCAGACGTAAATCATAATTGAACAATTCATCATCGGTGTAGCCGACAACTCCTAATTCAAAATTCAAAACTCAAAATTCTTTTTATGGAAATAATAATCAATGGCAAACAAGCCTATCTGAAGAAGAACACTTCGTTTGACTTCATCTTCGAGAACCGTCTGTTTACGGGTAGCGACAGCTACACCTTGACAATTACGTTTCCACTAAAGGGATGCGCCCGAAATATAGCCATCTTCGGGCACATCCACAGAGCGGATGTTATCAAGTCGAAGGTGGTGTTTGACTGCGACATCCGTGACGGTGCCTTCCTGAAGTCTGGCTCCATCACAATAACAGAAATATCGGACGTAGAAGTAAAAACGCAATTCCTGGAGGGGCGCAGTGAGCAGAACTTTGACGAGACGTTTGACGATATCTATCTCAATGAAATGGAGTTGGGATATCCTGTTATCAGAAAAGGAATATCGGTTGCAGAGGGCATCACTGGTGTATATGGATATGTAGCTCTTCCATGGGTGAACAATCATTCGGGATTGATACACAATCCTTATACATTGGGTAGCCATGTTGTCACCGGCTTTGAATACCCGAATGAAGAACACACGTTCCAGCCATACCTTATACATATATTAAAGGAGATATGCAAGGAGTTGGATTATACTTATGACTTCAGTAATTTGGAGCACTCACAATACAGTTCGCTTCTAATATGCAACACTCTTCCTGCATCGTGGGCTATTTGGAATTTCTCAAAGGCTCTGCCTCATTGGACACTCACGGAGTTCTTCGAGCAGTTGGAGCACTTTCTGTTTGGGGAGTTTGACATCAATCACAAGGCAAGGACTATTACATTCAACTTCTCCAACGATATGGCGAAAGCATCCGGTGCTTTCTTCATTGAGCGTGTAATTGACAGCTATACGGTGGAAGTGTCGCAGGAAGATGAGTCTAAGTATCTCGCTTCGTGCAACTTGAAGTATGCGGACAACAACGCTCTTCTTTGGGATTATTACACGTGCGACTGGTATGTACGAGCCAACAAGAAATCTGCTGTCGTTTGTGAAACATTGAATGAGCTTATTCAAAAAACATCCCCATTGAAGATTAGTGGTGTGTACAAGGGTGGATTTGGTACTAACCCTGTCACTTACTGTCGAGGGTACCTACGCGACTCATTGGGACACAAGATGTTTTACTGCAAGGAGAATGACACTTATTTCGTGATGTTCTGCTACAAGTCGGAGTTCGTGAAGAAAGTGCAGGACATGAGTTTTTATAGGTATTATAACCGTCTGTTGCCTATCAACCAGTTTGGACCTATGTACGCAGGGGAGGAAGCGGATGACCTTGAACTGAAAATTGTTCCGGCATGGATAGAGGGTACAGATGACAAATATGGCAACGTGCTGTTTCTTGACTGTGGAGAGATGGGGGATACTACTTCCTATAACGAGACGACTAACGGATCATGGGTGAGTGGCACCACAAATCATGGTTCTTTTGGTAGTACCGCCAATAGAAGATATGACGGACTGGATCCAACGCTTAATTATAATGCCGGCGACTTGGCACATGGCAAGGCGAGCCTTGAAATTTCTAAGGGGGAGAAAGATAAGGGGCAGGAATACTTCTCGTGTATCTATGTAGGATTTTGGGACGGCAGCACTGCTACGGGACATAAACAGCCACACCCGGTAATTGACAAGGTAGAGATTTTCGATGATTTTTCCTGGCAGACATCGGGACATACATTGCGACTTAACGAAGGTCTGTATAACTCGAAGAGAAGCGTAATGCACAAGATTGACGGAAAGCAGAAGTTCCATTTCTCTTTCCTCTCTGACACAATACCAAATCCTCGTGCTTTGTTCTATATACGTGGGCAGAGGTATATATGCGAAAAAATAACTGCCACCTTCCATGAGTCGGGAAAGTCGCAGTTATTAAAAGGGATATTCTATCGTGTCTTAGCTGATTGAACGCTGCAGGGCTGTGGCATGGCGCTCGATGGTGGTGCGTAGCACCTTGGCGTAAATCTGTGTGGTCTTGATGTCCTGGTGCCCAAGCATACGAGCCACATTCTCTATAGGCACATCGTGAGCCAATGCCATCGTAGCGAAGGAGTGGCGGGCAACGTGGAAAGTCAACTTCTGCCTGAAGTGCAGCTCCATCTGTATCACATGAAGGTAGTCGTTGGCTTTCTGATTGCTGATCTTAGGCAGTTGATAGTCGTACTTCTCAAGCACCTTCATCGCAGGAGAGAGGATAGGCGTGAAGAACTTCGTATCGGTCTTGATACGGCTACCATCGATGTAGTACATCTTGCCCTCCTTCTTCGTCATGCTCTCGAAGTCGAAGGTCTGTGTGTCGCAGAACGACAGACCGGTGTAGGCAGCGAAGATGAAGAGGTCACGCACCCTGGCAAGTTTGCCCTCGAACTTGTAGTTGCGCATGAGGTTCAGTTCAAGCTCGGTGAGCGGTTCACGTTCACGGCACTTGCCTCGCTTCAACGTCACCACTTGATAAGGATCCTGTGGGATTTCGCCCATCTGATAAAGTTGGCGAACCCACTTGTGGATTTTCTTGTGGTAGCCGTAACACGTCACATCGGTACGGGTGCCATCATGCAGCCAGTTGTCAAAGGCGATGATGTTCTTCGGAGTCAAGTCGCCATAGGTGTTGAGTTTTCCGAATGTGCGCACGGTTTCAATGGCACATATCTTGTGCTTGCGTGTACCTTCGCGCAAATCTTCATTGGCGAGAGCTTCCTCCATAAAGTCGAGAAAGCTCTTTCCACTTTTCTCCGGCTCTTTTGGCTGCTCCTCCTTTACTTCCACCTTAGGCTTCTTGTCTTCGCCATTGAAGTGATACATGAAATTGTCGTAGGTACGCTCTTCATCAAGAACGTCCATCGCAGCAATGATTTTCTTACACTTTGCTACCAGAGCTTGTGTTTCGGGCGAAGCTGCTGCTGCTTGCCAGTCGTCGGGTGAATACTTGCCAATCATAATGTATTTACGAGTGGCACGTCCAAGATAAACTTGCACTTCCAAAAATCCATAACCCCTCTTCTCGGAGTTTTTTCTACGGTCGAAGACGACCTCTACCAATTCCTTCTTCATCGTTAAAGTAGGTTTTAGTACAGCGGACAAATAAGTGGAGAAGATGAGAATAATGGGAGTTTAACAATTTTTAATTGGTAGTTTTACCAATTCCAGCTATTTAGTGGCTAAAAGTGTATCACATTTTAAGAAGTGTCACACATTTCAGAAAAGTGTCACACAAAGTGTCACACATTTATGTATCATCGTGTCCCGTTATGTCATCATCAAAGCACCAGGTTCAAATCCGCTGCATTAATTAGACATTACGCTCGTCCTCTAAATAACTGTCTGAATTTCTAGTTACTCGCTCGTAACTAACTGTATATAAGCAACAAAGAGGATACTACCGAAGTAGAATCCTCTTTGACGTTGTTTTGTTCCGATGTGACCCGCATGGGGTCACAAAGTGATTCCGTTGGGGTTCGAACCCAAGACCCACAGCTTAGAAGGCTGTTGCTCTAATCCAACTGAGCTATTGAAACAGAGAGAGTTATAATATTTAAAGGATGAGAATATTGCAGAATTAATTCAATAGATATAAATTATTGCAGTTAATGACATAAAACGACAATCATAAGTTAACATTGCTATGGCTACAATCACATATAAAATAGAAGAACCTAAAAAAGACAAAACAAGAAAAGTTTCAATAACACTATCTCATAAAGGAATAAGAAAGAGAATCCATACAAATATTGTTATAAAGGAGTGTGACCTAACAAAACAAGGAAAGATAAAGTCTGATAGTCTTAAAAGAAATATTGAAGACACTATAAATACTTTAAGGAATAAGTTGTATGAAATAGAGACTAGCTTGGGAAATAAAGATGCAGATATTGAATGGATATATTCTCAATTAACAGGTAATGTCAAGACACTGGACTTTTTTGAATATACAAGAAAGTGGGTTGAGAAATCAAATAATAAAGGAAAAGGCAACTACTCTATTATGCTTAATTCCTTATACAGATTTCTAAAAAGTGATACACTATCATTCTTTGATATTAATTATAATCTTCTCAACAACTATAAGGACTATCTTACTGGACATCCAAGAGCACAGTCTTTATACTTAGGTTGTATGCGTCATATATTCAATGAGGCTATAAGAGAATACAATATGGATGATAACAAGGTAATAACCAATAATCCATTTAATAGCTTTATCATTCCTAAGAGTGCGTCAATGACAAAGAATAGAATTATCAGTGATGATAACCTAATTAAACTATTTAACTTTCATGGGACAAGAAGAGTTGGAATGGCAAGGGATTGCTATATTTTGTCATTCTGTCTTATAGGTATGAACTCTATTGATCTATATGAATGCATATCATATAGCAATGGTGTACTTGCTTATGACAGAGCAAAGACAAGAGATAGAAGAATAGATAATGCACATATTGAAATAGCAGTACCCAATATAATAAAACCTCTTTTTGATAAATATAAAGGAGACTCAAGAGTGTTTAACTTCTATAAGAAGTATAGCAATGCAGCTAATTTCAACAAACATATAAATAAAGGGCTGCATATAATTGCAGATATCTTAGGTATTCCTCATTTTGATTTTTATTCTGCCAGACATACTTGGGCATCAATAGCAAGAAACAGACTTGGTATAGATAAGTATACTATACATGAAGCATTGAACCATGTATCAGATATGAGTATTACTGACATCTATATACAAAAGGACTATACCAATATCAATAAAGCCAATGAAAAGGTTATTGCTTATATAGAGAAGCTTATCTATTATAAATCCAAATAGACTTTGATAAAACAAAAACTCCCTCTGTCCGCTGACAGGGGGAGAACCAACCTAACAATTAAAAAATAATAAAAAAGCAAATAGAATACTACTTACTTAATAATCTCAACGTATCTGTTATCCTGACTTTCTATATAAGGATTCTTCTCAACTACATTCACATGCAGAACAGTGTGTTTCTTTTGAAACCATCTGAATAAGAAGAACCTCTTTGGAGGATTAACTGTTTCCTTCTTAGTTGATACTATCACAGTTTTCACACTCTTGAATTTTGGTGTGACAGTTACAGATGAAGGGTATTTTAAACCCACCCTCACAGAATACCATTCATCTGACAACAGAGTATCAATGTTAATCCCCTTGTTTTTAAAAACAGTGTCTTTCAAAATTATAGTATCAGATTTTATGAAGTTAGAAGATATGTGCTGCAAGCTCTTTAGCTTGGAGTCTTTTATCTTCAGTTCCTTTCTTGTATTATCAAGCTCTTGGAAGATGGAGTCATTGGAATGCTTCAACTGAGCAATAGTCAATTGGAATGCTATACTATTGTCCTTAGAATCACTGAACATATTCTCGTAGGACTTTACATTAGTAATAGCTTCTTTCCATCTATTCTCCGTTTTGACCTTACTTTTAAGTATAAAACATAGAGCAATTATTGTTACCATCATTAATACAATACTTCCAATGCAAACATATTTCTTTAACTTTTTCATTCTGTTTTCTTTAAGTACTGCAAAGATATAATCAATAGACTTACATGACAATAACCTAATAATACCATTTATATCATGTTAATATATTCATTTAACTACTTTCATAGAGAAACATATAATAGTACCTTTGTGTTATAACTAATACATATATAATATGAGGATATTGATAGATAGAAAATGGAAGAAAGAGGATTATACTATTGGTAAGTTATATGTTGATGGTGTATTCTTCTCAAATACTTTGGAAGATAGAGATAGAGGTTTAACAAGTACTATGTCTATTGAGGAGATTAAGAAAAAGAAGAAAGCTGGAGATACCGCAATACCTACTGGAACTTATAAGGTAAGAATGGATATTCCTAGCCCAAGATTCAGCAAAAGTAATTGGTATATAAAAAACTGTAATGGAGCAAAGATGCCTAGACTTAAAGATGTTCCTGGATATGATGGTGTACTTGTCCATTGTGGAAATACAGCTAAAGACACAGAAGGTTGTATACTTGTTGGAAAGAATGATATAAAAGGAATGGTCACAAAGTCAAAAGATTATTTCTTGAAGCTATATAATATAATGTATACTGCATACAAGAAAGATGAGAGCATTGAAATAACAATAAAATAAAGATTACTATGAAAAGAATAAAGTCAGTTCTGAAATACATTTGGCAGTTGCCTCAGAACATTATTGCTCTAATTTATTTGAGCTATTTGATAGTAGAGAATCAGATTCCTGCAATAACAAAATATAAAGAAATAAAGGTTTATACAAAGTATTCTTCAGGAAGTGTAACACTTGGAAATTACATATTCATTTCTCCAAAAGCAACTGAGAATACTATAAAACATGAGTATGGACATACAAGGCAGAGTTTGTATCTCGGACCACTATACCTTATTATAATAGGTATTCCAAGTATACTGTGGGCAATGATACACAAAACAATAGCTCCAGACAAACTATACAGTTGGTTTTACACAGAAGCTTGGGCAGATAAATTAGGTGATGTAAAATAATAGTCATACATTTAAAGATTTATAATTAATTAAATAAGAGGAAGCTGTGATAGCCTCCTCTTATTTTATTTTATACATATTCTTTTAAATCTATACTACTATTCATTAAAGTAAACAGAGTAAAAGCATAACCATTGGAACTATAATCTCCTATTATATTAAGAGCATATCTAAGACATTTCTTCTTAGTAGCACGACAATGATTCTTTTTATACTTATTGACTAAAAATATTATATCTCCTAATGTTGCCTCAGACACATTATAATAAACCATTGCTTCAGAAGATCTTTCTATTTCTGAGGGACCCCATCTATTGTCTATAGCTGCAATGGCAAGTCTTTCAGTAAAGTGCCTACCATGCTTTGAGATATATACTTCCAATCCTTTCATTTCTTATAGATGTATTTGTTACTAATGCTCTGTTGCAAAGTTACTTATAATACTTTTAACAACAAAATAGTATTTAATAAAATGTGTAGATATAGATATGGATAACGATGAAAAATGAAGTGTGTGTATAAAGAGGGAAGATAATATAACACACCACCCCCACTATATCTTGGAGTGGGATATACCCCCTGGAGTATTTCATTCCATGATGATTTGGGGGTGAAGAATAGTAACCTTCCATTTGTCAGTTTGTTCAATGGCAAATATTCATCTGCACACATGCCTCTGGAGAAAGCATCCGAGGAACTAAAGGCATAGCACTAATGAAGTCCTGCTATGAGGCATATCTATGGCACAGTCAAACAAAATCAAGAACAGCTGGTCACTTCTCTCGTTTGCAAGAGAGTTTGGTCCTAAGATGCAGGTTGGTGAGTTTGTAAACTCAGAATCTGGTGACAAATTCAAGAGCTGCATCTTCACAAAGGGTGATACCCGCACCTTTGTTGCATTCAGCAGCAAGCTTGGTGTTCTCTCTCCAAGAGAAATTGCAGCACAGAAGGATGACCTTCAGGTGGTTCTCTGTGAGACAAAGGATGGTGATGACATGTATTCACTTTGCCATCAGGGTCAGGACTCTTGGGAAGATGTTGACCTTGGACTCTAAGAGTGTAAAGGAGGGGCTTCTGCTCCTCCTTTCATCAAAATGTTCATTCTGTAAAATATTAACAAAAGTTCTTTCAGTCTACTCTAGTGTGAAGACTGTATTTTATATGATTAAATCTAATCTTCCTACACTTGTGACTCTTAATAACTGTGATGAACTTATAAAGTTTGTATGTAATGAACTTGCAGATTATCCTTGTGATATTGTTATATTTCAGGGTGACACTCTTGAGGTAACTAAGACAGACCTTACTTATGAAGAATTTGGAATTATAAGGGATAATACTCTTGTGTCTATTTCTTCTAGTGCTGAAGGTTTCTTTGACCTTCATGCTGTAAAGAGTCCTATGAGCTTTAATGATAATTTCCCTTGCATAGTAATGCCTAACTATGTAAGAGAAGAACTCATTGCTACCTTGAAAGGAGAATGATAATGTATGACTAGTAGTGTGGTATAAAACTCCACACTACTTCTAAATAAAAAAGAATTATGGAAAAAATAATATATGGACAACCTATAGAGAAAGGACAGATAATAGAAGTAACAGTCTCTAATGTAGAGCATCCTATAAAAGCAGTAGTACTTGATGTAATAGGATATCCTACAGGTGGTAATAGTACCCATTATGAGTGTATAATGTATGCACAGAAGAGACTCTTTAAGATGTCATTTGAATATAACTGGTCTACAGAAGACAGTTATGATAATGACCTTAATACATCAGAAGAAGTAGAAGTTCATTATTATTCAAACTTAAAATATGAAGGAATAATAGTAGAATATTGTGATATACCAGCTATTCCATCAGATATTTAATGATATAAAGATTAGGGTAAGAAGACGTTGGTTTTCTTACCTTTTATTATCTACACACAATAACAATGAAAAAGATTATCATCCTTTGCATCATATCAATGATAATTGGCATGGTTGCAGGCTTTGTGGTATGCCAAAATACTAACAATACAAGAGTTAACAATCTTCTTAGTGCTTATAACTCATACAATAAAGCTACAGAAGATTTGCTTGATACTCTTGACAATGAATATGACTGGGTAGATGCTTTTGACCCACAAGACTATTATGAGTCAAGAGCTAAACTAGATAGTATTCAATGTGAAAGTACACTTTCCTATTTTATAAATAAGCTTTATCAATAACTAAATCCTTTGCAACTATGAGAAAGAAAATCAACCGTAATGCTGTATGCTCAAGTGATAACTATGAAGCCAGCAAGAGAGTTCACCTTAACATGCTTGAAGAAAGACATTCTCACTTCAACAACATGGTAATAAGTGGAGAGATAAGTATTGATGTACCTATCTTCAAGGACAATACTGTCACTCCAAAGTACAAGACAATCAAAATCTTTGGAAGAAACATCAAGGTCTCTATTGATGAGTATAATACTCACTGCAAAGCTCTTGGACTGTAAACTATCAATATAGGCTGCTTGGTATACCACCTTGCAGCCTTTTTTCTTATTAAAAACATCAATTATGAAAGCAATCATATTCTACATTACATTTATCCTTTCTACATTACTTCTTTGTTGTACAGAATTATCCTTTACTTGGTTAGTTTTTGTAGTACTTGATATAACTTTAATCACATGGTGCTACAATAATATCACCTTTAGAGAGTTTATTAAGTATAGTGGTTACTCAACTTGGTATAAATTTTTAAGGTCTTAAGTCTTAAACAGAATAAAAGCTAACCCTATTGGGCTAGCTTTTTTATTTCAATCATTAGTCTTTAGATTATACTACAGTTTTTACAATAAGATATACAAACCTATAAAGATGTACAATCAGTATTTTTCAGTCACTCCAATTCCTCAAACTAAGTGAGAAAAGTAGTATAACTCTAAACAGAGGTTCAACTTACATTACATAAATCCCACTACTATTATCTTTTACTGGTCAGAGGGAACATTCCTCTTCAAATATACTTAAGTTAATAAGCTAAGGGGAACACATCACAGTTAGTCTTTTGTAGTAAGTATCATTAAACACAATAGTATTTGTTGATATTATTCTTTGCTAAATATTGAGTAACTTCTATAGTATTTGTATACCTCATTCTTTAGTACTTAATTACTCATCTCTACCCTATTTATCTATGCCTATCTATACTAAATGTTGTTTCATTCTGTACAATATATTGTTTCACTAAACCCTATAGAACTAATTCATTCTACCCTATTTGTTGAAAATCTGTTACTATTATATAGTAATATATGCTGAGTTTTTATATTACCAAATTATTTAACATATTTAACTATATTAGCAGCGTATTTTTATTACACTAGTACTTTCTGTTCAATACTTTAGCATTTAACACTTCAATACTTTAGCATTTATTAAAACAGAGGTATATGATTTATTGATTAATAGATTAGTATTTGTTTGCTTAATTCTATAGTATTCTTCTTCACAATATCTTATTACTTATTGATGAATAGAATACTATTTATTACATCAACAATACCTATAGTAGAGATCAATGAAATTGTATTCAATAAACCTCTTCTACATAAATTATGTATGTCAAAACTCATATCTTTTCTTTCTTTATATATTTCTTTCTTTTCTGTAAGTTCTGTAAGAAAAGAAGTTTTATAGCTTTATAAGATTTTAAGGGACACATCACCACTCCTATATCTTGAGGGGATATAGAGGATTCTCAGAATATCTGCCTTCTAATAGTTTTATAATTCCAATAGGGTTGACTGTCCTTGAGGAATAATATTATATTGCAGTCAGTTAGTCATTGTCTACAAATGATAGTGCCTCTGAGATGAGGAAGTATAATGTCTACCAATAATGGTTCAGTTTTGAAAGGTATCAAGGATTCATGGTCTCTTATTGACTTTGCTAAGTCTCATGGTAAAATGCAGGTTGGAGAATTTGTCAACCAAGAGTCAGGAGAAATGTTCAAGTCTTGTATCTTCACTAATCCAAGTGACAACACAAGAACATTTGTTGCTTTCTCTTCTAAACTTGGTGTACTCTCACCTAAGGAGATTGCAGAGAAAAAGGATGAACTACAGGTTGTTGAACTTGATAGTGGTAACTTCTCACTTTGTAATGCTGGTGCTAATGCTTGGCAGGATGTCAATTTAGGCATCTAATTGCACAGTAAAATGTGTGTGCAATAAGTTTGTAATTAGTTGTGTTATAGATAGTTAGGTGTGTAAAGTTGGCTGAAAATATCTCTCTCCAGAGATTACTTCAACCTCTTTACACACCATTTTCTCATCTCTACAGACTTATAGCACAATTTACTTACTCTTATCTCACACTTTCTCCTTTCCTCTAAGCACAACTATCTATTCTTTTTGCTAAAACTACTTAGCAATATTGCATTTTTTACAACATTTCTCTTTAAGTATTACAAAAACATTATCACAATGATACAAGTAAAAGAGTTTTTTGATACATATCCAAACTATAATCTTGGATTTATGGTTAAAAATAAGCCAACAGCTACAGACAAGTTGCTTAAGCAAGAGCATAATAGCATTGTTATGTCCGAGACTCATAAAGGTAGATACTACCAAGAATATTGGCTTACTGATGCTGCTATGACTTCTTTGTTATCTTGTTTTCCTAAGGAACATGAGATCATATGTTTTAAGGCAAATGAAGGAGCTACTTTTAAAGGTGTTAGAAGAGGAAATTCTATAGCCTGTGTATGTCTTGAAACATTAGAAAGAGTATTATTTGCTCAGTGTCCTTTTGATAAAGTAGAAATACAAATAGCATGAGAAAAGCAACTATACAGGACTTAAAGCTAGAGTTGTGGCTTAGACAGCGCAACTCTGGCTTTATTATCTGGACAACAAAAGATGGTAAAAACATTCCTATCAAAGATATGAACACCAATTATTTAGTCAATACCTTTAAAATGCTTTCAAAACAAGAAGCAATAGCTGAGTGTTTCAAGGACATAATGGAATGTGATGAAAATGACATCTTATAAAATTATGGATTCAAGACAACTCACCAATCTACTTTCTTTTATAGCAGACAACTATGAAATAAGACATTCAACTGGTGCAAGACTTAAACCTGAGTTTATGCAAAAGTTACTTTTAAATAAATTTCCTAATCTCACAGAAGCTCAAGTTAAACATATTCTTAGAATATTATAATAGTAACAAAAAGAAAAACTATGCAGTACAAAGAAATTCTTGAGGCTTTGACAAAAGCCATAGCAGAGAGTGGATTCTCTAAGTATTCATTTGTAATTGACAATAATCAGATAGATAAGGTTATTGGAGGTGCAAAAGATATTTTAGAAGTCAACAACTACATTATTAAGAATGTAGAGATAGTCTTTAATACAGCACAAGTAGTTGTTGTTAGAAGTAATACATATAATCCTACTTATGGTTGGGAGAGTAGTGACAGTGCTTTAATGCTCTCTTGCATAAAGAGAGTATATAGAGGAAAAGAGTTGGTATTCGATTGTGCTATAAAAGAATGATTACTCTCTCACAGGTAAATCAGTATGCCAGTACCAATGGTATTGACAATAGTACTGATATATTCTCTATACTGTCTCAGATGCAGTTGGAGTATAAAGAGAACACTTCTAAGCGTGTGGCTAAGAATGTCTCTCCTACTCCATCTGCAACTAAGGTAGAATACTCAACTCAAGACCTCTTGGATTTGTTTAACTCTTAGCATTAATCAACATGGATAAATCAGATCTACAAACAATAATAAGATTTGCTCTACAAAACAACATCATGAACAAATCATTCCTTCAAGTATTCAAGTGGTACAACATACAAAACTCACTTGCATACAATCAGTATAACAGAAATCTTGTAAATATAAACTAATAAAACTCATGCTACAATTAGATTATATACTTAATAATTGGGATAAGTTTGAAACTCCCTTTGAAGATAGATTAGGACATAGATTATGTCAGTTTCTTACTATAGAACAGGCAAAATCTATAGGTTGGGAAATTCAAGAACCAAATTGGATTCCTCAAAAATTCACGAAGAAAAATATCATTAGTCAGCTTAGAATGGATGTTGCATTTGGTTTTAAAAAAGCTTTAAATAAACGAGGTATTTCAGCAAGCATGATGTATGAAGTTGTTAGGGGATGGTTAACTATACTTGAAGACCCTCTTAAAGACTTTGACAATTATCCCATGTATGGATTACCTTTATTTAAAGCTGTTGCTACTAAATATGGATTTGATAATCCAATAGGAGAAGATGATGGTTCAGAAGACAAATATAGAAATTAAAATATTTCTAAATTAAGTCAGCCAGGAGACTTAAAAATTCATACTGATGAGACTGGACGAAACACAGAGGAACTATTAGCACTGGATAGTCTGATGGTAACTTTGCGTCTATGTATAACGCTTTAACACTTTAAAAATATGAGTATTCGTAAAACAAAAAAAGCCCTGAAGAATCTTAGAGGTTATATTACTATAAGTGTTTATGACCGTGGTTTTTATACAATAAATGATGAAGCTAATATAGTGTATCATAAAAATAGTATAGTTATTGATACAGAAGATTTCTCTGAATATTTTGATTATGTACAAATTAATCATATAATTTATGAATTTAGTAAACCGAAAAAGAAGAAGCATTAAAAATAGTAAGGGAACATAATCTTCAACATAAATATAATAACTGAACACAGGCAACACTGGATAGTTTAATCTGTGTTTAGATTTTTACGTGGATAAATAAAATCATAATACAAGTCCACTTAAATAACAACAAATTTGTATTGTGTAATAGCTTTCCTCTAATTAGTATTAATTATTAGACCGTACAAAGGACAATATACGAGGATAGTAAGTATATTGAGGTCTTATTATTATTAGTACAGATTTTAGTTATGTTATCAAACTAAATAGGTTGGAATTAACCCTATTAAATAAAAGCATTGTAGTGAGGTTGTAACTCACATAGGGTTCTGATATTATTAATTTTTTTAAAGCTGTTCTCAATTTAGCTCTTGTGTGGTAAAATTGTTTTTAATATGGGTGAGAAATATATTGCACTTATAACAAATAAACTTGATAATTATGATAGATATTTTGTTTGTGCGTATGCTATTCATGAAACTTTTGAGCATTTTATGCAAAGAGTAAAAAAGTGCTATGACTATACAAAATACCAAATTGAGTTCTATAAGGTATCCGAGTCTTGGGAATAAATGTAAAAATAAAAATAAAAATATGATATTTCATAATATTCAAAAAATTAAGTTTCCATTCTTAAAAGAAGTAGCCGTTGAATTATCCGAAAAGTATTCTTTAGATGATATTTATATGGATGATACAGGAGGAGTTTGTTTTACTTTTAAAGGTTACCTTAACGAGGAAGATATCAAGTATATACTTGATACTATTACACCTAAAGAGTATCGAAGAAAAGCAAAGTTAAAATACTTAGAAGATTATACATTTGGTATTAAAGATACTCATGTATTTTCTATTGACGGACTTAATTACAAAAACTTAAATAAAACTACTATAATAGTAACTAATAACAATGAGTTTATAAAAGTATGTTCTTCTATAGAAGAAGCTTATAAAGCTTTATGTGAAGCACATAATTTATCGTCTGATGACCATATTCATATTGAATTTTGTCACGTAAATAGTGAATCAGCTGATTATAGTGCTATAATATGGAATAAGGATATTACAAGATTTTAATTTGTTACTCCAGTGAATAAAAATACTGTACTAGGATTATAACCTAGCTGGAGTTCTAATATTATTAATACTTTAAAATTATGACACATAAAAGATTAATAGAAGCTATTGCATTAACATCAGGAGGAGCAGGTATACAAGAATATGAAACAACTAGTATATCAGACTTTCTTAAATGGTATAAAGTTGATACATCTTTTTGCTCTGAACAAGGTAAACATGTAGCACAACAAGTAATTGCTTTTTTACAAGCTCAAGACTCACAGGAAGAAGAACATGTTTATGAATACGTAGATGCACTTGCAGAAGCTTTAGCTAAATTAGGAGAACATTAATTTGTTCTCCTTTAGTAAAATAACTTTTAAGAATAGATTTAGTAATATGAAAACAAAAGAGATAAAACAATGTCCTCTAAAAAAAGAAAAATGTTCTTATAGAGTTAGTAGAATGAATACTACATCAGGGTGTTCTCTATATGAAGATGTAAATCTCTGTGCTAAATGCATAAAGCACAGAGAAAAACAAAGTAAGCACACTATAAAAGAGGTTAAGAAATACCATAGATACAGACAACCTGGATGTAAATTGTAACAACTCAAGAATTATATTACTTTTAATTATTATATTACAAATGAAGAAATACATACTAATATCAATACTATTCTTTATAGTCAATATTCCTATCATAGGAGAAACAATAACTCATGTCACTCTCACCTATTATCAACCAGTCAAGGCTCAGTGTAATTCTGAGCCACTGGTTACTTCTGATGGTAGTAAGATAAATCTTCGTCATCTAAAGAATAATAAGATAAAGTGGTGTGCAATCTCAAGAGACTTACTCTGGTTGTTTCCTAAGAACAAACCTAAAAGAGTATATATTGAAGGTTTTGGTATCTATGAAGTTAAAGATGTCATGAACAAACGTCACAATCATTGTATTGATATTCTAATTCACCCTAAAGATACTAGAAGAGTTAAGTTAGAGAAAGTTAAAGTAAAAATATTAAAATGAGCAAGTATTTTTATACAATAATATTATTGAGTTTATTAATTGGTATATTAATAACAAGTTATCATATGCTTACTAATCCTATATTTCCTATAGAATTTGAATATAAGCATCATGATTACATTTATTTTCCTGGTAAAGGAATCATCCATTCCCCAGAGTGTAAACAATGTACATTAAAAATACAAACAATATGATTATAATACTAAAGTTTCCCACCCCAAAATAGTAGGGTAAAAATAACAGTTTCTCGATAAAAA